AGATTTTTATATACACGGGCAAAATTTGAAGTAATCGAGGTGGTTACATGAAACAGCCGGAGACAACTGAAGACTATAAAAAGATGATCCGGCGGATATGTAAAGAAGCCGGAACGTATGAAAAAACGGATGAAATCGCAATAAATAACCTTTCGGAGATACTAAATAAACGGAGAAACTGCGAAATTGAGTTTATTGACAGCGGCTCCAAGTCAGTGGTTTCTGTCAGGGGGACGATGAGGAAGAATCCTATACTGCAAACATGGATAGATCTTACCGGCGCGGCGCTTCCGTACCTTCGCGATCTGGGGCTAACACCTGCTGCACGAAAAAAAATAATCGGAGATACCGGTGGGAATTCCGGCGAAGCCCTGGCTAATATTCTGAAGGATTTATGAGTTCAAAATCGTATAAGGAAGAAGTCATACAGTACGCCCGCAATGTTGTTGCCGGAAAAATAAAAGCGGGAGGAAATGTAAGAGAATGCAGGAGGTTTCTAAATTGGCTTGAGCGGACTGATATCGAGCTCAGGCCGCATGACCCGGATATGGTAATCAATATCATCCGGAAAATAATTGTGCATCGGCAGGGCGAGGATTTGAAAGGTAATCCGCTGACGAATAAGCCTTTAATACTGCTTCCATGGCAGATGTTCGTGGTTTATAACCTTGTCGGCTGGTACTACAAGGGAACGAATATCAGGGTAGTAAAAGAAGCGTTCATATTTGTACCGCGAAAGAACGGCAAAACGCTGCTGGTTGCCGCGCTGGCGTTTGCCATTGGTATCATTTCAAGGAAATCAGGCGCACAGGGGTATATCACAGCGGCCGCACTGAAACAGACGCAGGAGGCGTTCCAAGACCTGAAGTATTCACTGATATATCGTGGAATTGCTGATAGTGCAGGATGTGATATAAAAGACAATTCGTTTGAGCATAGCATCAGAATTGAGTTCCCCGGAGCCGACGGGAAAGCCGATGGGTATTTTAAGATCGATGCCATGCCTGCAAATCCGGACTCTCAGGATTCATTCAACTGCAATTTTGCTATCGCAGATGAAATACATGCCTTCAAGAAACCAGCGCAATATAACCGCTTTAAGGAGGCTATGAAGGCATACACGAACAAGCTGATGATTGGTATTACAACAGCCGGCGATAACATGAACAGTTTCGGATATCACCGCCTGGAATATGCGGAAAAGGTACTGGATGAAACCGTAAAAGACGACAGCCTATTCTGTTTCGTCAGTCATGCCGACAAAGATGCCAGGGGAGAGGTTGATTATCTGAACCCGGATCAGCACGAGAAAGCTAATCCGTCCTATGGAACAATGATACGTCCGGAAGATATGATGCAGGATGCGCAGCAGGCGCAAAACGATCCGCAGCAGAGAAAGGATTTTCTGAGCCGGTCATTGAATGTTTACACGGCCGCAATGAAGGCATGGTTCGACATTGATGAATTCCGCGCATCAGACAGGAAATATAACTGGACCATGGAAGAGCTGGCGAAGCTGCCAGTCAAATGGTTCGGAGGCGCGGATTTGTCACGAATGTATGACCTTACGGCTGCTGCACTATTCGGAAATTATAAGGGAATAGACATCATAATCACGCACGCATTTTTCCCGATTATCATGGCTGCCAGAAAAGCCGAGGAAGATAACATACCACTGTATGGATGGCAGGATGAAGGACTGCTTACAATGTGCAACAGTCCTACGGTAAATTCTTCGGACGTCGTGAACTGGTTCATAGCGATGAAGGCGAAGGGATTTAAGATTGCGGAAATAGGCTATGACAGGAAATTTGCGCGTGAGTTTTTCATGGACATGAAGAAACACAATTTCCGGATTGTTGACCAGCCGCAGTATTTCTATGTGAAATCTGAGGGGTTCAGGCACATAGAAAAAGCCGCGAAGGATGGGACGCTGTATTACTGTCATTCCGACGCATATGAATATTGTGTGCAGAACGTGCAGGCTATTGAAAAAACCGACGACATGGTTCAGTTCGAAAAGATCGATGGCGTACACCGAATAGATTTGTTCGATGCAAGTGTGTTTGCGTGCGTAAGATATCTGAACAATCTGGAGAAAAACGAAAAGGCAAAAAGCTGGTGGGGCGAATGAGTATTTTTAACAGAAAACGAAAGAAAAGATCAGACAGTACCTACTGGCTGATCAATGATGATATCGCATATTCGAAGATGATACCGGCCGGCTACACAAGGCTGGATGAAATACCGCAGATTGTAGCCGGCTGCCGGAAGATTGCAGAACTGATCGGGTCAATGACGATTTACCTGATGGCAAATACAGAGCACGGAGATGTAAGAATAACTAACGAACTGAGCCGGAAAATAGACATCAATCCGTGTTCGGTGATGAACCGTTCACAGTTTATGGAATATATCGTTATGAGTATGCTGCTGTATGGCGATGGAAACGCCATTGTGCGGGTAAAAACGGAGAATGGACTGCTAAATGATTTCCAGCCAATACCGGCGGACAGGTTTTCATTTTTACCAGATCAGACAGGGTATAAATACAAAATAGTGATCGATGGCGTTCCGTATGATCCGGATGAGGTGCTGCATTTTGTATACAATCCCGACAAACATTATCCGTGGAAGGGTATGGGTGTGAGGATTCCGCTGAACACTATCGCGAAAACAGTAAAACAGGCGCAGGCTACAAAGCAGGCGTTTATGGAATCTAAATGGATGCCGTCTGTAATCATAAAGGCAGACGCATTAACTGATCAGTTTGCAACACCGGAAGGCAGGCATAGGCTGATCGAGGAATACATAACAACCAACAAGGCGGGTGAGCCATGGGTAATACCGGCAGATCAGATCGACGTGACAGCGGTAAAGCCGTTAAGCCTGAAAGATATTGCCCTGGCTGACAGCATGACGCAGGATACGAAAATGATTGCTGCACTGATTGGCGTTCCTGCATTTTTACTGGGTGAAGGTGCCTACAGTCAAACGGAATGGAACAATTTCGTAAATGCCAGGATCCGCCCGATTGTAACAGCGATGCAGCAGGAAATGACGCGCAAGTTAATCCTCAGCCCACAATGGTATCTGAAATTTAACCAGCGCGCGCTGTATGACTATGACATTAATACGCTGGCGAACGTCTATACCGTTCTTCAGGACCGCGGCGATGTTTCAGGAAACGAGGTAAGAGACATTTTGGGAATGAGTCCGCGTGAGGGACTGGATGATCTTGTGCGGCTGGAGAACTATATTCCGAATGACGCTGCCGGAAACCAGAAGAAGCTGACAGGAGGCGAAGGCAATGAATAGAGAAATGCGTACGCTTGAAAGCAAATTTCAGACACGCGAAGAAAATGAAGAGAAGCGTATCGAAGGTTATTTTTCCGTATTTGATGGAATCTATGATATAGCACCCGGAATGAGTGAGAGCATAGACTCTCACGCATTTGATAATACATTGAGCGGAGACATCCGCGCCCTGATTAACCATGACACTACGCTGGTACTTGGCAGAACCGCAGCGCATACCCTCGATTTGCGCACGGATGCACACGGCCTATGGGGATCCATCCTTATCAATCCGAACGATCAGGATGCGATGAACATGTATGAACGTGTGAAGCGCGGCGATGTAGACCAGTGCAGTTTCGGATTTGACATCACCAACGAGGACACCGAAGTTCGCGAAGATGGGTCAGTTCACTGGACAATCAAGGGCGTGAAGCTATATGAGGTTTCCGTATGTACATTTCCGGCGTATGAAACCACCGAGGTATCAGCACGCTCCGCGGAAGCTGTCGACATCCGCAAAAGGCGTTTTGATGCATGGAAGGCTGAAACAATTAAAAGCCATGACTGGCTGAAAGGAGAAAAGGATGCTTAAAGCACTTGTGCTAGGCAAAAAGCTGTCAGATCTGCGTGCAAAGCTCAAAGAGCTGACTGAAAAAGACGCGGAATTTGATACGCGCGAAGCCGACCTGACTAATGATTTTAATTCCCTTACGGATGAATCAACCGACGAGGAAAGAGAAGCCGTAACGGAGGCAATGGATAAATTTGACGCAGACAAAGCGCAGCATGAGGATGATAAAAAGAACCTTGAACGCGAGATTTCAGAAACTGAAGAAGAATTAAAAAGCATCGAGGAAAAAGAAGATAAGCCCGAACCGGAAGATAAGAAATCCGCACCGGCTGTAATTACCAAAAGGGGGTACACACATATGAATTACAGATCCAAAGCATTGAAGAATATGGAATTTGCAGAGCGCGATGCCCTGATTAAATCTGATGAGCTGCATGATTTCGCGGAATCCATCAGAGGTCTGGCAGGCAGAGGTGAAAAAAGAGCAGTGACCGGCACTGAACTGGTTATACCGGAAACCATCCTGCCGCTGGTGCATGATGAAATCTATGCGGCGTCACAGCTGATTCCTGTTGTACGCATGGTACAGCTAAAGGGAACCGGCCGCCAGAACGTACAGGGAACTGACCCTGAAGGCATCTGGGAAGGTATGCTTGAGGCCCTGAAAGAGCTGAAACTTGGCTTCACCGACGTCGAGGTGGACGGCTACAAAGTCGGCGGTTATATTCCGGTCGACAATGCAATTCTGGAAGACAGCGACATTAACCTGGCTGATACGGTACTTTCGGCTATGGGCAGAGGTATCGGATATGCCATCGATAAGGCTATCGTATACGGCACCGGTTCCACCGGTAAAATGCCTACAGGTTTCGCGGCTACAGCTGCAAAAACTAATGTTGGAGGAAAAACAGACCTTGCGCTGTTCAAAGCATTTATTGAGGCAGCCGGGGCGCTGAAGCATACGAACGGAACCACGTTCTGGGTAATGAACCGCGCAACCAGAATGAAAATGATTTCCGCGTCTATGAGCATCAATGCTTCCGGCGCTGTAGTTGCAGGCGTTGCCGGTCAGATGCCTGTTGAAGGCGGAAAAATCATTGAATGCGATTTCGTGCCGAATGATGAAATCCTTGGCGGCTATGGTCAGGATTATCTTCTGGCGCAGAGAGCCGGCATTTCGATGGACACATCCGAACATGCCATGTTCATTCAGGACAAAACCGTATTCCGTGCAAAGGCACGCTTTGACGGCAAACCTGTATTTGCCGATGGTTTCATTGCTATCGGCCTTGGCGCTGAAGCTCCTACGGCTAAAATTGATGCCGGCCATCCGTTCGCAACGGCGTAAAAATTGAAAGGGGACGGTGATTAATGGCAGAAAGCAGAGAGGAATATGAAAACCAGATTTATTCGATGCTTCTGATTGATCTTCAACGCATGAACGTTACCGATGCAACTAAAAGTTTTCTGATGAATTTAATCACCGTTGCCGAAGTGGAGATTGCAAGAGAAGGCATAAAGCTAGATCTGTCTGATGCTGATGATCGGCAGACAATTGAAATGTATGCGGCGTATCTGTACCGGAAACGTGTTTCCGGGGACGGTATGCCGCGTATGCTTCGGTACCGGCTGAATAACCGGCTGTTATCGGAAAGGATGGCGCCATAATGCACGATGATGGACAGATAACCTTCTGCAATCTTAAAAATACGGCTGACAATGGGTCCATGCCAGTATACAAACTGGAAGCAATCCAGACGCAGAATTTTGAGGAAAGAAGCATAGGAATTACGCGTGCATACCTGGCTAAAGGCGCAAATGAACAGATTGACATGCTGCTCCGTGTATTTGACGAGGGACTAAGGCCGAAGATCGGAATGTATGCGGTCCTGAAATATTATGAAGGACAGGAAGACATGAAGAACGGAGATCAGTTCCGTATCACGTTAGTACAGCCGGAGGTTGATGATGATGGGCTGAGAATTTACGATATTCAGCTTCAGCGGATGGAGGATAATTTCAATGCAGACACTGACAGCTAAACTGAAAAGGGTCGGAAGCGCACTGGCAGCAGTTAGCACACGTGTATATCACTACCAGCGGCCGACATCATTGAGCGGCTGTATTATCTGGCAGGAGGATGCCGAAGATGGGAGTTTCCACGGAAATAATCACCTTCTGGAGCAGAGGCTTCATGGAACCATTGATTATTTCACAACTAAGGAATATGACCCGACATGTGATAACATTCAGGCTGCATTGGAAGGCTGTGCACATGTGGCATGGGGGCTGTCCAGCGTGCAGTATGAGGATACAACCGGTCTTATACATTACGAATGGGATTTTTACGTGTGGTGATGCTATGGCAAAAATGTCAATTAAATCAAATGCGTTCGACAAATACACGAAAGCGCTGGAACAGATGGCTGATGAATCAGGCGAAATCTGTAAACGGTCCATGTACCCAGGCGCCGGAATAATAGCTGACGCAATCCGTGAAGGCATTGATGAGATCCCGGTCTTAAGCCCCGGGCATATGCATGGAACACCTGAGAACCCGATTGACGGAGTAACATCTGTGCAAAAGGAAGGTCTGAAGGATGGATTTGGCTTGACCAAATTCGATATTGACGGGGAAACGCTGAATATTAAGGCAGGATGGACCGGCTACAACCGGAGCGTGTCAACCACCGCACAAAAAGCCGGATGGACAACCACAAAGCAGGCTAACGCAATGATTGCCAGATCTGTAGAGTCAGGTACATCATTTCGAAAGAAGCATCCATTTATTAAGCCTGCTGTGCGAAAAAACAAAAAGAAATGCATTCAGGCAATTCAGAATGAATTCGATAAGCAACTGAAAGACTTTAATTTAATTATTGATTAAGGAGGAATACACAAATGGCTGATGTAACGCTTACTGCTTCCGGAAAGGTAGTAACAGGTTTTAGCTATCCGTATGTAGCAAAATATGCTGCAGCTGCCGGTAAAATTACATATACTTCCCCTATGGAACTTGCGCGTGGCGTTAGTGTTGATATTAGTCCGGAGACATCGGACAATAACACTTTTTACGCGAATAATCAGGCTAGTGAGGAGGCACCCAAACGATTTAACGGCGGCACTCTGAGCCTTACGGTCGATGGGCTGCTGATTGCCGCTGAAAGGTTTATCATGGGCCTTCCGGCGTCCGGAACGGACGGATGGTCGGATTATAATGACTCCACCACGCCGCCCTACGTGGGAGTTGGATACATTACCCGCTATATGTGCGGCGGTGTGGAAACATGGGTGCCAACTATAATCTGCAAGGCAAAATTTGATCTGGTTTCGAGTAGTGCATCAACGCAGGAAGACGGCATTGACTGGCAGACACAGTCACTTACCGCCGCGATCTTCCGCGCAGATGATGCAGGACATACGTGGAAATCAATCGGCAAGGATTATGCGACCGAGGCCGAAGCTCTTGCGGCTCTCAAAACCAAACTTGGGGTTGCTGCTGGCTGACATAACTGATTTATGATCCCGACGGCATGGTGTTATAACCATGCCGTTTTTTGATATATGGAGGATGGTATGGAAATAAACGGGAAAGAAAGGCATTTTGAGTATTTGATAAAGGCATATGACGATATTTGCGCGCTGTGTCCGGATGAGGATATGTCACGGATTGGTGAGAAGTTTTCCAATCCATCGGAATCCGTTGATATGGCGATCAGCTGCGCAGTTATTCTGAATAAATGTTATGAGGATCATCAGCACCACATCAGCCCGGACTACAAGCCGGACTATCTGACACGGGAGGATTTTGATTTTGAACCGGTAAGTATCATGCATGAGGTTACTGGCGAGATCATGAAGGCCTTTAGGGAAGGCAACAGGCAGACAGTAAAAACCGAACCTGTGAATGCAAAAGGAAAAAACGCGTAAAGGGCGTCAAGATACGCCCGAATCGATCATACTATATATATTTTGGGCTAACCGTCGGAATGTCGAGAGAAGAAGCAATTTATACGTCTGTCGGAGAGATGAAGGATCTGATGGCGTGGAAAAATATAGAGAACGGATTGGCCAAACAGATTTACAGGCACAAAATGAATTATCAGGAAGCAATCAGTTTGATTTGAAGGTGGTGAGGAAATGGCTGAAAGTATCGGCGCTACGATAAAACTGGACGGTGAAAAGGAATACAGAAAGGCAATAAATGAGATAACGCAGGCGCAGAAAACACTCACCTCCGAAATAAAACTGGCTGGAAAAGAACTGGAAAGTGCCACCGGCAAGGAGAAGGACAACACAAAGCAGAAGGAGCTGCTGAACCGGAAGATTGAGGAGCAGCAGAAAAAAATTGAAACGCTGAATAAAGCTGTAGAGACATCCGCGCAGAAGTACGGCGAAGATTCCACACAGTGTAATAAATGGAAACAGCAGCTTGCCGACGCCAAGAGCGAGCTGATCGACATGAACAAGGAGCTGGACAAGTTAAATAAAGAGTCCGGCACCGAGTCGTTCGGCGACAAGCTAAAGGATGCCGGTAAAAGCGTTTCTGATGCCGGCAAAAGCATCAGTAAATTCGGACAGTCAACGAAAAAAGTTGGCAAGACATTAAGCACGCACGTGACTGCACCCATTATGGCCATCGGTGCGGCTGCAGTAGCCGCATTTAATGAGGTTGATGCAGGAACTGACACGATCATCAAAAAAACCGGTGCGTCTGGCGAAGCTCTGGACGCGATGGAACAATCCATGGAAAACATCGCCACGACCATTCCGGTATCGTTTGAGGATGCAGGGTCCGCGATTGGTGAGGTGAATACAAGGTTCGGGGTAACCGGAGAAAGCCTTGAAAGTCTTTCAAAGCAGTTTCTGGAATTTTCCGAACTGAATAGTCAGGATGTATCCGACGCAGTTGATAAAACGCAGAAGGCAATGGAAGCCTTCAGAGTGGATACAAAGGACGCGGGCGCGGTTCTTGACACCTTTAACAAGGTAGGACAGGACACCGGAATATCCATGGATGATTTGGAAAGCGATCTCACGACGAACGCGACCGCCTTTCAGGGCCTAGGCATGGATATCGACGATGCCGCGAATTTTTTAGGCAAGATGGCGAAATCCGGCACTGATACCAGTACTGTACTTAAAGGCCTAAGCAAGGTACAGCAGAAGGCAGCAGCCGATGGCAAAACGATGTCTGAAGAGCTTCAGCTAGCCCTGTCAGACGAACACGCTGCAATTGACATCTTCGGCAAACAGGCAGGACCTAAACTATATGACGCCTTCCAGAATGGAACACTGGCCATTGAGGATTTCTGCGGTCAGGAAGGCGGTCTTGAAACAGCCCTTGGAAATATTTCTACCACATACGAAAACACGCTGGATCCAGCCGACAAGTTCGCGTCCGTGATGAACAATGTAAAAACACTTGGGGCAGATATCGCTGAGGATATGGCACCGATGCTTGAGGACGCACTGGACATCCTGAAAGACACGGTTGACGATGTGAAAAAGAAATGGGATGGACTCAGCGACAACCAGAAGGATTTCCTCATGAAGGCAGGCCTGATCATTGGCGCAGTAGGACCGCTGGTACTGGCATTCGGAAGCGTTACCGATGCAGTAGGCAAAATTACATCCGGCGTCGGCGGGGCTATATCATCACTGGGAGATTTAATTAAAAAATCTCAGGATACAACCGGATCAGATGGTTTAGGCGGCATCGTTGGTTTTGTGGCTAAACATCCTGGCTTTGGCATTGCTGCTGCCAGTGTGCTTGCTGTGGCAGGATTATCGACGATCACATCTGCCATTCTGACAAATAAAACAGAGGCAGGGCGTTTCCAGAAAAAAATAGATAATCTGTATGATGCTATTTCAAGCCATAAGGCTGACGCTGACGATTTCATACAGTCAGCCAAAGATCAGGCTGACAAAATGGCCACGGAAAAAGAAGAAGTCGAAAAGCTGAAAAACAGCATTGAAGATCTTCAGGGGAAAACCAAGCTTACCTCAGATGAGCAGAACAAAATGGCCGGATATGTGGTCGAGCTTAATTCAATTTATCCGGAGCTTGGACTTAAGATCGATGATACAACCGGAAAGTTAACCGATGAGTCCAAGGCAAGACTGGATAATGTAGATGCAATGATTGCGGAGGCGAATGCTGCTGCATATCAGGAAACAATAACCGAACTGGAGAAGAAAAAACTTCAGGCGATGCAGGATCTAAAAGACGCACAGGATGCACTAACTGAGGCAACAACAAACTATACTACGGAACAGCAGAAACTGGAAGAAAATGCGCCTGCAATTGATTCATTCAGTTCAGGAATTGAGTATGCAAATAAATACAAAGGTGCGATGGATGAAGCCGGCGCTGCCGTGGATGCCGCCAGAGCATCAGTTGACAGTTTACAGAATCAGATTAACGAAGCCACAACATCATACCAGAACGAAACCGCGACACTTCAGCAGAACATCCAGACGCAATCTGCAAATACTGAAACTACTAAATCGGCTACAACAGCAGCACAGGAATTTGCAGCTATCGGTGATGTTGTTGCGCTTGCACAGCAAACCATAGCGCCGGCGGCCGAAGCGGCAAAGGATAAGATCGGAGAGCTGGCAAGGAAATATATTGAAGCGAAAGATTCTGCGATTGAATCTGCCGAAGCTCAGGTAGGAGCGTTTGACCAGATTAAATCCAGCGAAGACGTTACATTACAGTCCATGATTGAAGGACTGGAAAGCCAGGCTGAAGCGTACAGTAACTATGCTTCCAACATGGATACACTGCGGCAGGGCGATCTTGAAAGCGTGCAAAACCTGAGTGCATCACAGAGGGAAAGCTACAATGCAATCCTACAGCAAATCGCCAGCATGGGTATTGACGGCGCCGATTATCTGGCACAGTTGACGCAGGCGGCTGAAGCTAACGACGGATCCCTTGAGGAAATACTTGACAATTACGGGAACGTGCAGGGTGCTAAGGATGCGTATGGTACAGCTGTAGCTGAAATGGTGACAGATTCTGACACGGCAACTGCGAGCATGGAAAATGATTTTTCCGAGTCCGGAAGTAAAATCGCGTCTGACACAGGAAAAAACATGAGCAGTGCGGCAAAGTCCGTGTCCGATTCTACCGCGCAGATGGCAGAAGATGCAGAAACTAATATGGCATCAACAGAAGGATCGGTATCCGATGCTATGACTAATGTTAATTCCGATGCCAATACGGCGAATGACGCGAAGTCAACGGTATCAGCGGCGTGGAGTGATATTAGCAAAAGCACCGACGAATCATGGCAGGCGATACATGACAAGGTGCGGGACATGATGTCAGATATCAATACCATGGTCGACCGCAGAACAGGAACTGTAAACAGAACTCTTACAGCTGGATGGGACAGCGCAAAGTATGAAACCGAATCGGCATGGAGTACAATCGAAAACACGATTCAAAACAGCATGAGTATGGCCGGAAATGCTGTCAGGAATGCTGTTAATGAAATCGCGGGAGAGCTAAGGTATCTGTCAAACAGATTCGCCAATACGAATTTAAGTTTTCAGCAGCACATAGCCGTACCGCATTTTTACATGTATGGATCATTCGATGCACAAACAGGGCAAACGCCATCCATCAGCACCAGCTGGTATAAAAAGGCATATGAAAACGCGATCGAGTTTACAACACCGACGGTAATACCTACTATTAGCGGCCTGAAGGGATTCGGAGATGGCGCCGGCGGTGAGATCGTAATAGGCGAAAACAAACTGCTTGACACGATTTCCACAGCCGTGAAAAACGGCGGAGGAGGGACAGTGATTAATGTAACCGTGTATCCGTCTCAGGGGATGGATGAAAAGGAGCTGGCTGATCTGGTCACTGAGCGTATTCAAAGCGCTGTCAGCAGGAAGGAGATGGTATTCGCATGAAGCGCGAGCGCCCCATTTGGGAATATTTCGTGTATGACGGCGTTCCGAGCCTGGACTATAACGTTAAAATTTCTGATAAGAGCACCTATGGCGCGCCTAAGCGCGATGTCGATGTTGTCTCAGTACCAGGGCGAAATGGCGATTTGATTTTCGATAACGGACGGTATGCCAATGCCAGCATAACCTATGATGCCTATCTGATAGACGATTTTGATGCCAGCCTGAATGCCTTCCGAGATTTTCTTCTGGCCCATAGTGACAATTACTATCGGCTGGAGGATACGCTGCACAACAACGAATATCGTATGGCCAGATACTCCGGGGATTTCAACCCTAATGTTGTCGGCGGCGGTGACGCAGGGAGTTTTGACATAAAATTTGATGTAAAACCGCAGCGTTTTTTGAAGTCCGGAGAAGCTGTGTTTACACTGGGAAGCGGACGTAAAACCATTCACAATCCTACATTTCAGGTGGCCAAACCGCTGATCAAAGCATACCTTACCGGCGCCGGGCAGATCAAAATCGGAAACATCACAATCACAATTGCGGCCGGAAGCACCGGCTATATCTGTATCGACAGCGATAGCCAGGAATGCTATGAGGGCACTGTTTCAAGATCTGGAATTGTTTCCTTCAGCGACCATAAATATCCGGAATTTGCACCGGGGGATACCGGAGTTGAGTTTTCAGGTACAATCACGAAACTGGAAATTGTTCCGAGGTGGTGGAGAATATGATACCAATCCTATATGAACAGGGTGAAACCAAATTTATATCGCAGGGTATCGGTTCACTTGTAGATGCGATCAGCTGTACGGTAACGGAGGAACGCAACGGCGAGTATGAACTGGAAATGACATACCCGGCTTCAGGAAAACTGTTTTCGGAACTGACAAACGGACGGCTGATTTTGGCCAAACCGAATGATACCAGCCAGACACAGCCATTTAGAATTTACAGGATCAGCACGCCGATGTCCGGGAAGGTAACGATCAATGCGGAGCATATCAGTTATCTTCTGAATGGGATCCCGGTAGCACCATTTACGGCTACTGGAATGTCTGCAGCGCTGAACGGGCTGAAAAATAACAGTCTGGTGAATAATCCATTCACCTGTTGGACGGACAGCGCGAACGGATCAACAAAATTCACTGTAAAAGTTCCGAAATCTTTCCGTGCATGTCTGGGCGGTACCGAGGGATCTATCCTTGACACGTTTTCCGGGAGCAACCCACCGGAATTTGAATTCGACAGATTCGCGGTTAAGGTCCATGCGCAGCGCGGCGCCGATCGGGGCGTAACTATTGAATACGGAAAAAATCTGACCGACGCGAAACAGGAAAATTCGATTGAGAATACATATACCGGCGTTCTGGCATACTGGTCAAATACAGATCAGTTAATCGTGGCTAAATCAGATATTCAGTATGCTTCGAACCATTCAAATTTTGCGAATGAAAAAATATTTATTCTCGACACTTCACAGGATTTTCCAGGTGAACCTACGAAGACGCAGCTGAACACGGCAGCGGCAAACTATGTAAAAAATAATAATGTGGGTACGCCGAAAATAAATCTAACAGTATCATTTGTTAATTTATGGCAGTCGGAGGAATACAAAAATACCGCCCTGCTGGAACGGGTACAGCTGTGCGACACGGTCAGGGTTAAATTTTCATTCCTTGGAATTGATGCGTCCGCAAAGGTAATTAAAACGGTTTACAACGTGCTTAAAGAAAGGTACGACAGCATCGGACTTGGAGAATCGAAAAGCAGTTTTTCCGATACGATCAGGCAGGCGTCCGGAATTACCGGATCTGTCAAAGCTATGGTTGAAAGCAATAATTCATTCCTTCAGTTAGCCATCGATCGCAGTACGGATCTGATTTCCGGAGGCCTTGGCGGCTATGTGGTAATAAATAAAAATGCAGACGGTCAGCCGGAGGAAATTCTGGTAATGGATAATGCCGATAAGACGAAGGCTGTAAATGTTATCCGGATAAATAAAAACGGCATAGGATTTTCAAAAAGCGGTTACAACGGCCCATTCTCAACTGCATGGACGATCGACGGGGCATTTAATGCAGATTACATTACATCCGGAATAATTTCCGCAGTTAATATAAACGGCGTAAATATCAGCGGATCAAATGTAAATGGTACGAATATCAATGGATCAAATATCACTGGTTCGACTATAACGACTCAGAACAGTAGTAATTCATATTACAAACTGGTGATGGATGACGGCGGACTAACATACACAGACAGCTCTGACGGAACCGAAAGCAGCATCGAAATGGGTAAAAATGCCGATTTAAACAATCAGGAATATTCAAGCATTGCGATCATTTGCAGTAAAAATGCTAATCAGAGCGGCATAGTAGTTTTCCCAAATTCTATTCTTGTAGACACAAGAAACATATCATTCCCCGTAAGGAATGTTTATTTTGAATCTGATAAAATAAAGATTTCAACGGGCAGCCTTGAACTTGAAACGCAAAGCGGCACCAGTACAGGATTAACCAAAACACTATATGTGGATGGCAGTAACGGGAAGGTACTAACAATGAAATTCGTACATGGAATTTTAGTTGATGTAAGCGAAGGGTCGCTAATAGGGGGGTAAAGAATGGCTCAAACGATCAAAATTAACTTAAACGTTATCCCCGGCGACGCTCTGCCGGTGATACACCTTTCACAGTACGATAAAAATCTTACAACGTTGGAATTTCATCTATTCGGACCGATTGAAGACTATGCAATTCCAAATAATTCATCGGTAACAATAATCGGAACGAAGCCAGATAACACAGGCTTTGAATATGGATGCACATACAGCGGGAATACTGCAACCGTCAGTGTGCGGGATCAGATGACGGTGGTTGCCGGCAACACTCCGGCACAGCTTCGGGTCACAGACAGTTCAGGAAATCTGCTGCATACATTGCGGTTCATACTGGCAGTTGAACCTTCGGCACTGTCAGACAGTACAATCATCAGTAAAACAGAATTGCCATTACTGGAATCTGCCGCAGAAAATGCCAGTGTGGCGAGATCCAGCGCAACGGCTGCAGCATCCAGTGCATCCGCCGCGGCTAAATCCGCATCTGCAGCATCAACATCAGCATCAAATGCAGCAGGTTCTGCATCGGCGGCAAAGACATCTGAAGGAAACGCTAAAACGTACGCTAATAACGCATCCACGGCGGGGGCAACCGCGGGAGCTGCTGCCGGTAGGACTGCAGGGCTTGAAGCGGCAACAGATGCGGCCATGAATGTCCATGTTTCTGAAACCAGATCCATACCGATCACCGGCTGGGCAACACATGTACTTGACGGAACAACATACTATGCGTATGCGGTAACACTAACCAATACATATAAACCGGATCACTGCACTGTTAGCCTTGCGCCTTCAGGAACTAATAAACTGCCGACAACGGCCGAAGCGGAAGCGTATAACAGATGCTTTGCAACACTGGAAGGCACAACGCTTCGGATCTGTGCAGCAGCAGTACCGGATGTGGCGTTTTCAATCAATGTGACGGGGGTGACGGCATACCTTGGTACGGTATACCTTGGATTGTATGATTCTGATGTGGTTGGGGTTCAGGTCGATTATAAAAATAAAACCTATAAACGGCTTGGCGCGGCAAGCGGATTGAATGGCGGTTCTGATTTTGATCAGTTCCCCATGTTTGGCGGTCGTAAGCGGTGCAATGTGGCAAATGATGGAACTATCGTTGCTTGGTACGGTGACAATGATTATGCTGAAGATGGCAGCATGGGTCAGGTAATGGTCTATCAGCCAGCGTTTTGGTATCTGGTCGCACCCGTTGAATATGAAAAACAGTCAACCGGTGTTGGGTATCATCTCAGAAAAGCCAATTACTATGTGTCTGGTAAAGCACGTGCGGGATTCCGGTTACATCCGGCGTTTTTTGATGCAAGTGGGAATGAAGTTGATCACATATTCTTCAGCGCATTCCGTGGTTCCATCTATGATACATCTGCCAAGGCGTATGTCAAAGACGATGCACAGGTTTGTGATGCAGGCACAGACCTGTTTTGTTCCATTTCAGGAGTTAAACCGGCATCAGGATATAACCAGAATTTGACAAGAACATCTATTGAGCAGATGGCGCAGAACAGGGGAGCAGGGTGGCACGGCGATACCATCAAGGCAACATCCGCCAACCAGCTTCTTATGCTGATCGAATATGCCGGAAATCTTCAGACAGCCATTGAACGTGGTGTTGTTGATATTCCATGGAAAGGGCTGGCCAGTGACGATACATCTTCATACGCAGTGAATACCGGCGGAACATCCGCTCTTGGCAATGCAACCGGACATGCTGATAGTTCTACGCAACAGATCAACGGGCAGACGCTCACCAATACCACGAACGGCAAACGGTCAATATCTTACCGTGGCATGGAAGACCCGTGGGGAAACATGTGGGATTTTGTCTATGGCCTGAATTTTTACTACGAATCTGGAAAGCCGTTTTTGGGCTATGTTTGCAAGGATTTTAATTTCGCTGAATCAAAGCAAACGGACAACTATGAAAGCATTGGTTTCACGCTGCCTTCAGAAGACGGCTACATTTCAGCCATGGGATATTCCACAAAGTTTGATTGGTTGTTCTTACCTTCTGAGGTCAAGGGAGACAGCGCCCTTCCCATTGGTGATTACTACTATCAGAACAACATTTGGAACGGCTACAGAATTGCCCTCTTGGGCGGTAGTTGGGCCTATGGCGTTAATGCCGGCGGGTTCTATTGGGATGTGAATAGTGGTGTCAGCGCTCGGGGTCGGACTGTCGGCGGTCGGCTCGTGTATGTTCCAACAGCGAAAGCATAACTAAAAAATATAGGTTAGACACAGGCGATTGCATGAAAAAAATTCAATTAATTGCCCTATTAGGCAGTAATTGGAACAATGGCGTTAATGCCAGCAGGTTCTATTGGAATGTGAATAATGGTGTCAGCAATCGGAATCGGAATATCAGCAGTCAGCTCGAATATGCGCGGTGAATTCAGCCAACCCACGGGTTTATAGCCCAAGGGTTGGCTGTTTCATATAAATCAAATGTGTGAGTGTCTAACCTTGCCACTTGGCAAAACATCTAAATTCTGTCAGTGCTGGGTCATTTTGACAGATGCCTGTTTACAGAATGCAAATAGGTAAGACCCGAATTGTATTAGTAGGTTTAAAATCGAACGTTCAGTTGCACGCATACAAAAACAATGGGAGCATAAGGAATGAAGCGACACGGTAACTTGTTTGAAAAAGTTTGCAGTATTGAAAATTTACGGCAAGCGCACAAAAACGCAAAGAAAGGAAAAGGGTGGTACAAGGAAGTTAAGGAAATTGAAAAAGACCCTGATAAATATCTGTATGAACTTCAAGCCATGCTGAAAAATCACACATTTCGCACATCACCATATGAAGTGTTTTACAAGCAGGAAGGGAAGAAGCAACGAAAGATTTATAAATTGCCATATTATCCAGACAGAATTGCACAATGGGCTATTCTTCAGGTGATTGAACCGTATATCATCAAGAATTTAATTGCTGATACGTACAGCGCCATTCCGAAACGTGGGATTCACATGGGACTGAAAAAGGTTCAACATGCCATGAAATATCACCCGGATGAATGCCAGTATTGCCTGAAGATAGATGCCAGGCACTATTACCAAAATATCAATCACGGAATTATGAAAGAAAAGTTCCGGCGGTTGTTCAAGGATAAAGATGTTCTGGAATTGCTGGATGAAATCATTGATTCCATCAACACAATTGATGAAGAAGATGTTGCTGAAATTCAGCTTGCCGGTGAAGATTATGATCCGGAAACCGGCATTCCGATTGGCAATTATCTTTCTCAGTATTGCGGAAATTATTACTTTTCCGCATTCGATCACTGGATCAAGGAACAAAAGCATGTGAAATTCTACTTCCGATACATGGATGACATTGTGATTTTTGGAAGCACAAAAGAAGAACTTCATAGGCTGTTGAAAGAAATCAACAGTTATTTCCATGACCACATGAAACTTAGAATTAAGCAGAATTATCAGATATTTCCATCTTACATCCGTGGCGTTGATTTTCTTGGATATCGTGTGTTTGGCGATTACACCCTGTTGCGGAAAACTACTTGCACGGCGATGAAACGGAAGCTGACAAGAATTAGAAAGAAGTGTGATCAAGGCAACATGATGAATCATTCAGAGTGGTGTTCTATCAATTCTTACCGTGGATGGACAGATTATTGTGACAGTTTCCGATTGTGCCTGAAATACTATGAACCAGTCAAACCTTATGCAACCAATTATTATGAAACAGTAGTAAAAGCAAAAGAAAGGAAAGCAGCATGAAAGATTTAGGAATTGTGCAAAGCACAGAAAGACCGTCTGATGTTGATATCAGGGAAACCAAGGTTTTTGTGGCGTCTGATATCAAGGAAGTACATGAGAAAAAGACTGACGAACAGCCCGGTTTTGATGGGTATTCCTACAACCTGAAAGAGTACGACAAAGACGAATATATTAAGTCTATTCAGGCAAAGAATGCAGAGTTGGAAGATGAAACCACACAGGTTCAGGTGGCGCTTACAGAAGTTTATGAAATGATTGGGGGCTGATGATCATGGCTGAAGTTTATGCAAGCTTAATTATTAAGGGTATCAAGCAGATTGAACAGGTTCCTGAAAAAATCCGTGATGAAGTGAAACAAATTCTGGTTGATCGTGGATATAAGGAATTAGCTGAACAGAGGTGATTCCCATGAGCGAGACAAAAATAAAAAAGATTACTGAGTACGGCGTACAGGATCAGATTGATGGATTGATTTCTGAAAAAGCTGAGCAGATTACTGTCACACCGTTGCTGTCATTTACATCAGAAATGTCTATTTTTAAGTATAAAAACATTGTGATTGGAAAAATTGTGTTTGGAAATACAACTGGAACAGAAATACCAGATAATACCGCACTGGCATCAGGATTTCCTAGACCTATTGGGAATAACCAGAATAGATGGATCTTTATGTCGTCAAACAATACGGGACAAACAGTAACGGGGTTTGGTGTTGCAAATGGAAAACTATATAATTTTTCACCGATCAAAGCGAACGAATGGCGAAGTGCAACGGTATGCTATGTGTGTGAATAATGGAGGTAAATCATGCAAGAGACTATAATCAATATGCAACCTTATTCGGGGGGGGGGTAATGAGTGATATTGATGCATTGAAATCTCAAATAGATGTACTGCAATCTAAGGCACAGACAAACGCAAATAATATAGATCAGCGTGCCCGCTTCCAGTACGTAAAATGGGGAACATCATTAACATCTAATTTGATACATGGAATTTTAATCATTAATTTCGATGCAGTTTACGTTTTCTGGTACTCTGGCGTTGCACCAAATATGGATATTAACTGCAAACGTATTTATGGAAATGATATAAATGGCATTACATTTACTGTGCTAAACAAATCCGGGCAAGGCAACCTGTGGAAAGTTACACTACCGACCAACTATACAATAACCGCGATCGGCAGATAATAGCATCGATAAAATAGGAGGGTAAATTATGTATTTTTTAATTCATGCACAAATTTTAGCAGACAGCACACCAATCACAGCACTGGCGTATAGCACTATGAAAGCGGCCTTTTCTGCACTGTATACCGGCATGGCATACGATGTAGCCGCAGACGCTGTTTTGCGGTCATGGGCGAAAATATACACCGATTCCGGACAAGTCTTGAAGGAGGAAAATTATGTGAAGGTTACTGATACGGCAACTGATACCGTAGCGGAAGCGACAACAACGGAAGGCAAGGAGGAAAATTATGTGAAGGTAGATGATACGGCAACTGATACTAATAGCACAACTGATACAACGGAAGGTAAAGCATGATATCACCAGAGATATTAGTTCCGGTTTGTTCACTGCTGTCTGCCGTATCCGTAAAAATAATAGATGTGATACACCTTCGCATGGTGGAAAAACGACAGCGGAAGGCGGGAGAGCTGACACTGAGTGAAAAAATCGACAAAATAATAGCAGATCAGAACGAAATGAAGGAGCAGATCCGGCTAAGCGGAGATGTGACACTAGCCACAGCCCGCGACAGGATTTTTTATTTATGTGAAAAGTACACATCCGAAAAGCGATTCGGGACAAAAGATCTTGAAGACATTGAAGATCTGTACGCACCGTATAAGGCAGCCGGCGGAAATGGGCTGGCGCAGGAAGTACTGGCAACCTATAAGGAAGCATATCATGAGTACCATAGAAGCCAGATAGGCGGGAAAGGAGAAAAACATGAAGACAGTATTTACTAATTCATGGTGGCGCGCGGCCGGGATCCGCGCAATTAAAACCATAGCACAAACCGCGATTGCGACCATCGGCAGCAGTGCAGTAATAAGCGCTGTCGACTGGAAGATGGTAGTATCTGCATCACTTTTGGCTGGTATATTATCGTTTTTAACATCGGTGGCAGGGCTTCCGGAGGTGGAAGATGCTAAAAAGAGTGTGTGATTTTTTCGGTACGATCATAGGTATATTTTTTATCTGGAATTTTGTAACTGATATCTATGACACAGACATGGAGAGAAAAGATGGCTGATACAGAAAAAATCTGGAAATATCTGACAGAGCAGGGATGCACGGATGCCGGAGCCGCCGGATTAATGGGAAATTTACAGCACGAATCCGGAATGGTACCGAACCGTGTAGAAATTTTATGCCTGAAGCGGCTAATGGAACAGGGGAAAACATACACTGATGAAACATACACAGCAGCAGTCGATTCCGGGATGATACCTGAAGCCGAATTTATCCATCCACTGCCGGGAAAACAGTACGGATATGGATTAGCGCAGTGGACAGCTCCGTCCCGCAAGGAGTCACTATATTTAGCCGCTAAAAGCCGCGGAGTATCCATCAGCGATCTGAAAATGCAGCTGGAATTTCTGGTTTCTGAATTGAAAATTAATTTTTCGGAAGTATGGGATACGCTGGTAACAACTGATAATGTGCATACAGCTTCAGATGCGGTCCTGCTGCATTTTGAACAGCCGGCTAATGCGGCCAGTATGTCGGCTGCCAGAGCAGAAACAGGATATGCAATTTATGCGAAATACCACAGGAAGAAGGAGATTAATAAATTGAATTATGATAGAAACGTAATTGTAACTCAGGCGCGCGCGTGGATCGGACGCAGAGAAGTCGATGGAGGCCATCAGGAAATTATAGATATTTACAATGCGTATAAACCGCTGGCCCGCGGATATGCCGTGCAGTATACCGACGGCTGGTGTGCTGCATTCGTTTCCGCTGTAGCGATCAAATGCGGATACACATCGATCATACCTACAGAATGCGGATGCCCTGAAATGATTGAAAAATTCAAATTACTTGGCGAATGGGTGGAAGATGATAATTACAATCCGAAGCCTGGGGATGTAATTTTCTTCGACTGGGAGGATACCGGAATTGGTGATGATGTAGGTACAGCTGATCATGTAGGTTTCGTCGAAGCTGTTTCCCATGGTATTATTACAACCATCGAAGGAAATAAGGCTGACTCAGTCAGCCGCCGGAAGATTGCTGTTGGCGCGCGCTACATCCGGGGCTATGGCGTTCCGAAGTACACAGCGGGTAAATCCACAAATGCCGAAAATACGGCTTCTGGCGGCCTGAGCATGAAGCCAAAGTGGGTCGGCGAGGTCACCGCGCAGTCGCTGAATGTCCGCACGTGGGCGGGCACAGATTTCAAAAATATCAAATCATACCCGACACTGGCAAAAACTAATCTGGTTGATGTCTGCGACACCGTGAAGGCGGCAGACGGATCCGTTTGGTACTACATCCGGATAGCCGGCAAATATTACGGTTTTGTTTCCGCAAAGTACATCAAGAAAAAGTAACTCATTAACTTCCCGAAATACACTTGATACTAAATATTGCACTGGGCGTCCTGCGGGATGCCCTTTATTTTTTTGCATTTTTTGAAAAAAACTGCAATTCCCTATTGACAATACTACTAAATCGTAGTAATATATAATCAGAAAAAGGAAATAAAGAAACACAAAAACAAGGAGGAAAAACAAATGAAAGGCACGGAGAAACAGGTAAGATGGGCAGAGGAAATCAAAAAAGAATATGACGAGGCAGTTGAGTTATTCAAAGCTACTTTTACAGCTAAAGGAAGTGAATTTAAGCCCGGAGATGAGGGAAAAATATATCCGGTGATTGATAAAGCATTGGAGAAACTTGAAGATTGCGAGGCTGGCAAACTTATAGACATCAGATACGATATTGACAAAATCTGGGATGGAAGGGCAGACCAAGCCCACGATGCAAAAGATCTTGCAACCGGAACTATTCATCATGTACCAGCAATGGTATTTGACATGAAAGGGTTCCAGATCTCTGTAGCAAGGGCTACAGCGATGATCAATAGTTTTTGAAATGAAAAAGGGCGAGCAAATCACCCGCCCCTTTCCATTTTTACGTAAAAGATCTTACATAAAAAAATTAGTTTCTACTCACAAGATGTTTTCCATCTGACAATGTAATTATATCAGATGAAAAGCAGATTGCAAGTAGATTAAAAAAATACCAATTTGAGCTTGACAATATGAAAATACAATAATGGAGGCAAAACAATGTCACTGATCAGCCTGGCAGAGTATGCTAAAAAGCATGGGCGAGATCCTGCAACATGCCGGCAGATGGCAATTCGGGGCGGCTTCCAAACCGCCCGGAAGATCGGCCGGAACTGGGTGATAGACTCAGAGGAGCCGTACCCGGACCGGAGAAGAAAAGCAGATGTCACGGCAGATGTCACGGCATCTGAAAAGTCCTAGTGTTTATGCGAAATTTTTATAGGCTGTCACGGGTTCGAGCCCCGTTGCGCCCATTCCTAAAGAAAACCGCATATTTACGCCAAACGACGTATTTATGCGGTTTTTACATACTTTGGAATTTATTTGAACTGGTGTAAAAATACGTGATTTTGGGTGATTTTATAGGGTTTTGGATGTCATGGATGTCACGCCAGATGTCATGAAAACCGATAATTTTCTTTCAACTTCCTGCGCGGCTTCAATGTCGTGCATACTGTGCATGTAGTGTGACCGCATCACGTAATCCGACCGCCAGCCGCCGAGAGTTTCTATCTGCTTGTCGGATAGGTGCAGGATATTGTGGCAGTAGGACACAAAGAAATGCCGCAAGTCATGGAACCGGAATTTTGGAAGGCCGGCAGATTTCAGCGCATGGAAAAATGCGGAAGTCAGCGCATCAGGTGTCGCATCCCATGCGCAACCGTTCCTCATGATGCTGGCGGCTGTCTCTGCCGGTATCGATAAAAATCGATCTGAAGTAAATGTTTTGGGCTGTTTTATTACAAAACCGCCGTCCTGTGATTTAACCAACGCATGAGATATGTGCAGAGTGGTTCCGTGAATGTCTGAGGGCTTGATTGCGCAGATTTCCGACCGCCGCAGGCCAAATATACCTAGCGTTATCGGAACTTCCATTCTAGAGCCTCTGACGGCCTTGAGAAGGGTATGGATATCATCTTCAGTTGGTATATAATAGTCAGTGTGGAGTTTCGCCGGCATACGGTACGGAGCTGTGCTGTATCCTGCGGAAGTCACGGCACTGCGGATCAAGCCTATAATATTTGCAATGGTTTTTCTCGATAATCCTTTGTCATGCCATTCGTTTATGTACGGCTGCAGGTCGATCATCTCACAGCGTGCCGCCCAGAGCTGGGGCTCCGTCTTTTCTAAATTGTTTTCGATCTGTACATAGCCGTTGATCGTGGAAGGTGACAGCACGGGTTTCCGCGAGTCAACATAGTCTTTGATGGCCTGCCCGATGGTCATAGCCCCGCCGATCGGCTGCGCACTCTGTGCTTCCAGTGCGGCGGCTTTCCGCTTCAGCCGGCGCTTGTCGCTGTCGGTGATACTCTTATAAACCTTTTTCCCAGTCGGGTCTTTCCCTAGATAGACCCTTGCCCTGTATGTCCCCGAGGGGAGTTTGTCAATAGTCATGGTTTCTCCTTTCGTGTACATAGTTTCCGTCTGGTGTCTCGCACACACCGGGCGGATTTTTTCATCCTGTGATAATAATCTGAATTGTAATTACATACGGCTCATAATTAAAATGAACCATGTTGCCAACAATACTCGGATATTTTGAATTTCCGCCCTTTATTGATGCTACAATTGCCCTATGCGGAAACTGGATAACGCTATTAAAGGTTTCAAGATCGTGTTTTGATACATATCCCACAGCAGTATCATTGATATCAATTCTTACAGCATTCGGGTCTGCCGGGTTACTAGGCTCCGGGACAAATTTAACTTCCATGTTTGAATTATCGAAATAGTATTGATAGATATCACGTTTCGGATATTTTGCCAGTAGCATACTGTCCGACATCATAAACTTTTTAATCGGATCGCCCAACTTTGAGATATCACCTTCATGATGTGATGTACCTGCAACTAATAATTCGTAAATCATACCTACAGGGTATTTCTCCCTTAATTCCTGCAATCTCTTTTCTTCCTGCTCCTGCTGCTGTTTCAGCCGCTTTTCCTCTTTTCGCTTCCCAAACATTTTTACTCTCCTTTGTGCCTTTCCATCTCTATCTGATCGGCAGTTTTATCACTATCGAAATCATCATGTAAAATGTGTTCAAGTTCATGCTGATATGCTCTTATTGCGTGCGCATCATCCAGCCGGCTATCAATATATACTGTATATCCGTCAGCACACGGGGTAACGGCGGCTTCTTTCCCGCCTGGAATTTTTACTCGATAAGTATAAATATTATCCATCTGGATTAGTTCCTTTCAGTCTTTTCAAAAAATCTGCTGCCATCTTCAAATCTTCCGGTTTACTATCACGGGCGGCATCAAATAATAATCTCATGTTTTTATCATTTTTTAATGTTTCTGCCATCTGTGCAGTTTCAGGATCGAAGTAGTACACTGATCCTTGATCTTTACCCGTAATATAATCCAAACTCACATTGAAAAAATCTGCGATAACTTCCATTTTTTCCTTTGAAGGATTTCTCTGTCCGTTTTCATACATTCCGATAAGGCCGACAGAAACGCCAATTTTTTCTGCTAATTCCGCCTGTGATAAATCTCTTGATTTCCTCAACTCTTTAAGCCTGTCCTTAAATTCTGCCATTTCTGCCTCCCATTTTTTCTCCCCGATTTCATTATACAACGGAAAGTTGAAAAAATAAATAATAAATTTCAACTAATAGTTGACACACTCACAAAGAGTGAGTATAATGTATTTAGTTCAAGAGAAAGGAGGTAAGTAAATGTCAAATGTGAGCAATAACAAATTGAGAGAATTGCGAACAAAGGCAGGTGAAACAATAACAGAAGTAGCAGATGCAATCGGCGTCACTCCAGCAAGCATCAGCGCCTATGAACTAGGCACTAGAACACCGTCAGATCCTATTAAATTTAAACTGGCGGAGCATTATCACCGAACGGTAGGATTTATTTTTTTTACAGATCGCACTCACTAATAGTGAGTGTTAAAACACAAGCATGAAGGAGGGAAACCATGGAAGACAAACAGAAAATTCTAGACCTGCTGTTGCCGACGTTACAGGCGACACGCGAAAACGCAGATCTCAAAGAGCTCACGTACAAGGCACAAAATGATAATGAATTTGTTGTCTGCAAATTCAAATCCGGGCTTGAGCTATTTGTCAATGTAACGATTGATAGTGGAATGGCAATGATCCGCGACGTACTTCGCGGTTTGGGATGAAAGGGTTAGGGTGGAAAGATGGAAGAAAAACAGAAAGAGATAATAATAAACAGCCTGCGCACGATTATAAGTGCATTGGAATGGGCAGAAATGCCACAAGCTTCCGGAACAAAGGGAGTTCCGGAAGTTATTGAAGAACCCTCACAGGATGCGTTTGTGCAGCAGGAAGTAAAAGCCGCTGCAATTGTGCTGCAGGAACCGGAAAACGAAGAAAAGCCGCATAAGAGGTACAGCGTGGAAAGAAAGCCGTACTGTTCAAAACATGCGCATGATGTAGTTGTATCTGGAAATAAAGTATTAGGCTCTTTAAATATCGTATTCGAGCCAGGGTTTGTTGATAAAGCAGGCCTGGCAGGTCAGCGTGTGTTGGTTGAAGTAGTAAACGAATCCATGTTGGCACTAAAGTTCTCAAAATCTGGGTACAAGCTCAGTGATACGGCAAACACCGTAAATGGTGGGATAAGGATAGTTGTTAAAAATAAAGACATTTTTAACTGCTTTTACAAATCAGGATTAATCCCATCGGAGTTTGATGCGGAAAAAATCGAGAAGAAAGGGATATGGATATTAACGAAAAATGAAGCTCCTACCGCTGGCACGGATCGGAGCTAGAGGAATAAACATTCCGGGGTAATTATAGCATGAAAAAAGATCTAAAGGAACTTATTTTCGGGGACGGGGTTAATAAAATCCGTATCCCGGAACTGTCGAAGGTAACAGGGATCCCGGCAAGCACCCTGTATACATACAGGAACAAACCGGAAAACATCCGGCTGGATGACCTTGCATTGATCTGCAAGGCGAAAGGGAAGGACATTTACAAATGGCTAGGAGAATAATTTCATTGTTTGGTATCTGCTCCGGACTGTTTTTCATCGTGATCGGAGCCAATGAGGCAGATTACATGACGGAGATCGGTCAGGCCGGGTACAGATGGTTACAATATCTGATTTCTGGTGCCGTGCTTTTCGGCATCGGAGTTTTGACAAAGAGAGGGGAATGAAGATGGAAGAAAAGCAAATTGAATATGTAGAACTGAAAACAAAGGTTGAAGTTCTTCATAGATTTATTAGTGAAGATCCTTCACAAAAATACATGGACAAGAACACCATCTACAAGATATTCGGCTGGGAATGCCTGCCGGAAGCGTATGAGTGCAATGAAAACTGATGACATAGTTCCGGACGACATGAGCCGGAAGGAACTGGTCGATCTGGCCTATAAACTGCTGGATGAAATAAATGACCAGCAGGAAAAAAATAAGGGATTTACAGGATGAACTTGAGGAACGGCATGACGAAATGCTGTTCCGGCTGAAATATCCGTACTAAGGAGAGGAAAGCATGAAGCATTTTAGGCTATTGAGAGCCGATGAAATAGAGTGCAGGGTCAGTACAGTGAAAAAGAACGGGTGTTCACTGCTGCTATATAAAGACGCCCGATGTGATCAGAATATTCTTGATGAAACATTCGGAATATTCGGATGGGAAAGATCACACCAGCTGATAGGTGACCGGCTGTACTGCACGGTATCTGTAAGAAACCCGGATACTGGGGAATGGATCAGAAAACAGGATGTAGGAACGGAGTCCTACACGGAAAAAGAAAAGGGGCAGGCGTCCGACAGCTTCAAGAGAGCGTGTTTCAATCTGGGGATAGGTAGGGAGCTGTATACATCCCCGTTCATCTGGATCGGCACGGACGGTTGCACGATCAAAGAGGTGAACGGAAGGTTCACAACCTATGATCATTTCAGCGTTTCCAACATCGAATATGAAAATGACAGGGTCAGTTATCTGACCATTATCAATAATTCGATGGGGAATAAACAGGTGTATTCATTCGGCAGCGCTAATGTGAAGCTAGACGAGAACAAAATTAAAGCCCTGCGGATGCAGATCGAGGCCGCCGGAGTACACGAAGAAAGCATAACCCAGAGGTACAAAGTAAAGGAGCTGAATGAACTGACATTTGAACAGTGGAATAAGGTAATGTCAGTTCTCCAGAAACAGATTGATGAGGGGAAAAATAGTTGATGTGTACGGCAAGCGGATAACCGTTGAGGTTGACCAGCTGCCGCCGGAGCTTCCGGAATGCGAAGCAGATATCGAGATCAAAAAACACCGGGAGCACAGGTCACTGGATGCTAATGCATATTTCCATGTTCTGGTCGGAAAGCTTGCCGATGCGGTGAGGATATCGAAGCCGCGATGCAAGAACCTGATGATAGGAAGATACGGCCAGCCGTTCCTGCTGGATGACAAACCGGCGGTGATCAAGACTAATATCCCGGTAGATAAGATGATGGAAAATGAAACCATCCATTGTATGCCGTGCAAGGTTAAAGAAGAAAACGGCTCAGAGATCACATTCTATACAGTGATGCGCGGGTCATCGACCTATGACACGAAGGAAATGTCAATCCTGATCGATGGTGTTGTGCAGGAATGCAAACAGCTGAAAATCGAAACCCTGACGCCGCGAGAATTACAGGAGATGAAACAGGCATGGCATCCAAAAGCATAATGAGCAACGAAAAAGAGTGTTTCATGTGCCACCAAACTGAAAACCTAGAGCGGCACCACATCTTTTTCGGAACTGCCAATAGGAAATTATCAGAGCAGGGTGTCTGCTGGTGCTGCCTGTGCCCGGAACACCACAATGCATCAAAACACAGTGTGCATTACAACCGAAAATACGACCTGTATCTGAAGGAAGAATGTGAGCGCCGCTGGATGGAAAAGTATCAGAAGACTGAAGAGGATTTTATAGAAAGGTACGGAAAAAGCTATTTATGAACAGCAGGAACAAGGGCAAGCGCGGCGAACTCGAGTTATCACACGTACTTCAAGGGTATGGCTACGATGTGAAGCGGGACCACCAGACGAATGGTGCGCTGGGAGAAGCCGATTGTGAAGGGCTTCCTGGGATCCATATCGAATGCAAAAGGGTAGAAAACCTGAATATCTACAAGGCCATGCATCAGAGTGAAAGTGATGCAATCGCCGAGAGTTCACGGAAGGGTGAAACCCTTGTCCCGGCTGTGTTCCACCGTAAGAACAATGAGGAATGGCTGATAACTATGAGTTTGAAGGATTTCATGGAGAAATTTTACAAAGAGGGAGGTGAGGCAGATGAATGACGGAATGTTCTTGTTTAAGAGTTTCGCTGACACGTTAAGACAGATGAACGATAAAGACAGGCTTGAAGCCATGGACGCAATAATTACATATGGAGTATATGGAGAAAACCCTAAGCTTGCTGATGGAAGTATTGCCAGTATGTTTTTTACAATGGCGAAACCGGTTATAGACGCTAACAATAAGCAGCGTTCAAGCGGA